ATGCGTATTGAAATCTGCATAGCCAAAGAAAAAATGACTAAAATGCCAACCGGTGCTGTGGATGCGTTAAAGGAAGAATTAACCCGACGCATCAGTAAGCGTTATGACGATGTAGAAGTGATCGTAAAAGCCACCAGCAATGATGGGCTTTCTGTTACACGCACAGCAGATAAGGATTCTGCAAAAACATTTGTTCAGGAGACTCTGAAAGATACCTGGGAGTCTGCTGACGAGTGGTTTGTTCACTAATAAACACGTAAAATCGGTAACGGCTGGAAATCATTCAATACTCGCACTATCGAAAGTTAACCAGCCAACCGCAGTATCCTGTCATGACAAGTTACTGCGGCTTTTTACTTTTTATATTTAACGGATCAACATCCAGATCAGCAGACACGCCACCACCGGCACAGCAAAATCCATCAGGCTTGCCACATCCCACGCGCGTGGATCAAAACCGCCCCACCACGGCATGTTAATCCGCTTGCCATGCCCGAACATTTCAATCCAGCGATATTCTGCCTGGGTGTGTTCACGCGCAATGAAGAACGTACAACCGGCTATCGCCCCGTAAGCCCAGTTTCCGGTAAAAAGACCAGCCAGTACCTGCACCGCCACGGCACAAAGCGCATGAAGTATCGACGTGATATCCATCTGCTATCCTTAAAACCACTCCCTGAGCGGGCGCTCTGGTGTAACCACCCACTCACGGAACACGGAATCATCAAATCCATCGTCAAGAAGACGGATATTAACAAAGTACCCTTCGTTTCGCGTGTATTCTGGTTCTCCGTCATCAGAAACATCTGTCTCCCTGAACGTAAAACCAATCTCATCAACCAGAACGGCATTCTGCAGCTCTTCGTCCTCTTCCCAGTTAAGTTTCCTGAGAAATGCCCTGAAATCTGCTTTATCACTGAAACGCAACGTGAAATCTCTCACTTCACAACCTCCCCAAGCTGCGCATCTGTTAGCTCTTTATGCCAGAGACGAAAATTCCTCACATGCCCAAATAAATGGCGTAATCCTGCTGTAGTTTGTCCACCAATGCGAATGGTTGCTGTACTCCGGATATATTCCCATGTGGTTTTTGTTTCGCTGGATATACGCCCGTTACTTACTGCACATGTAGACCGTTCGGACTTTACCCGCATACCAATAAGCATTTTTTTCAGCCCGGCATTTTCATTTATTCGTCGGTCTGAACCACCTATATCGCAATACGGAAAACCGTCGTACCCACCTGATGAACCAAACCCCATTACGATCCCCGCTCCGGTTTGATGACCGCCGGTATCAAAAACACGCGGCGCTGCATTTGGCGTTTTATACCAGTTCTTATGTACCTCACAAAGAACCGTAAAAGGAAGATTATAAAGATTATTATTAATTGGAACTGTAACTATATCGCTTGCGCGGGTAGCCGCCGTCGTTCCTGAGATAATAAAAGATGATGCACACGAACCATCCTCAACCTGAGGGGTGGCCAGATAAATATAGTCTCCAGATACGGTTGCTCCGCCCTGATTAGGAGAATACTGTATCTGAGATCCTATTTTTAACTCATCATCAATTGCCAGGATTGTTGCCTCTGCAAAAATCCATCCGGTAGCTTCGTCCTTTCTGACTCTCGCTGTAACCCTTGAGTCCGCGCCACCTGTCATATTAATTTCAAGCGTTTGTGTATCAATATATGCATCACCAAGAAAAGTTGTTGCACTACCGTCATATTTATCAAAGCGGATACGCAACCCTACCTGTCGTTCTGTTTTAAAACGACATGAGGTTGTCACGTACTTGTTATCGCCTGAAACATCAACTGACTTTGTAGCAGCAATTGATGCCATATTAATGGCTGACGTTTTCCCAATCAGAGAATCGTTACAAACAAACTTTCCATAAGTAAAACCAAAACTATCAGTTCCAACCTCAGCGACATTCATATTTGCAGATTTACCCCAAGAAGCTGGAGTTGCTGAATTCAACATGTAGTTGGTTCGCTGACCTTCAATCAATAAACCTTCTTTTTCAAATCGTGGCTCATTAATTTCCGCCGTTTTCAGTTCGCCAGATTTATTGATATATGTTGCCGTTGATGCGCGACTGAAATTAACCTGTTTATCACTGGCAACCTGAACCACATTATCACCAATCTTCACTTTTTTATAACCCGGAGAATAGCCCGTAATCATATCCAGCGAATCATTAAAGGGTATCCACACATCCGGCAGCGGCTGTAAAACATATCTGTACGGCTCTGCTGTCTGGTTTGCGTATTCTCTGGCAGCATCTTCACTTGCTTTTGCTGCCGTCTGGCTTGCTGCCGATGCTTTCGCCGAGTTCGCCGCCGCTGTTTCGCTCACCTTTGCGTTGGCTTCACTGTCTTTGGCATTCGTCTCACTGGTTTTCGCTGCCGTCTGGCTGGATTTTGCGTTTTTTTCGCTGGCCTTTGTGGCTGTCTCGCTATTTTTCGCGTTGGTTTCTGATTTTTTGGCTGCTGTCGCGGAGTTTGCCGATGCAGTCTGCGAGGCCGCTGCCGCCTGTGCGCTGTTAGCTGCATTCGTTTCTGAGGTTTTCGCCGCGTTCTTCGATGATGCCGCGGCAGTTTCGGATTTCTTTGCTGCCGCTGCGCTCTGTGATGATGCTCCGGCATGACGTGCCACTTCATTCACCATCAGCTCAAAACGGCGCAGTGCCTCCGGACGAACATCATCCTCCGTCATGGCGCCGAGAAAATCATTCAGCGTACCTGGTCTGGAACCTTCATAGACGGTAATGGTCCCGGCATGTGAAGGCGGAAAACCTTCAACCAGCAGGGTGACGCTGTACTGGCCATACTCAACATCCATGCTGTAACGCCCGGCTTCATCCGGATTTTCAGAGGCCACCGTGTTCACCACCACCGTGCTGCTGGTCCGTCTGGCCTTCAGCACAATGGTGCAGTTCTGTACTGGTTTTCCTGTGCCATCTTTCAGCACACCTGAGATTTTTACTGCTGCCATATCCACTCCATAAAAAAGCCCGCCTGAACCGGCGGGCTGTCATAACACTGTGTTACCTGGCTAATCAGAACTTATAACCGACACCCACGATGAAACTGTTGGTACGCCAGTCACCGCTGCCGGAGCCTTCATAAGCGACATCAATGGCCACGGATTCGGTCGGGTTAAACTGCACGCCAGCTCCCCACGCCAGAGACGTGTTGCTGTGGCGACCGTCATCACTTCCGGTCAGCACATCGTGCTTTTTCCCCTTGTTGTCAGTTACGCGGAGATAATCCCCGGAGAAAGTCGACACACGGCTGTAAGCCACACCCGCCATCGCATACGCGCTGAACCATTCATTCACGCGTACAGACGGCCCCGCCATCACGCTGAACCAGCGGTTACGCACGGAATCTTCATGCCAGCGGGTATCGCTGTAGTGCGTTTTTTGCTCATCCTCAGCATTGGCATAACTGAAGGACGTAATCAGCCCCAGCGCGTCCGTAAACTCATAACGGTATTTCACGTTAATCCCGTTCAGATTATCGCTGCCGGGAGCGTTCGTACGGGCATGAAGATACCCCGCGCTCAGTGTGGACTGATGTTCAGACGCCCATGCAGGCGCACCGGATACGGACAGACAGATGGCTGCGGACAAAATGGCTGCACATAATTTACGCATAATTACCTCTCGCTTTTCTGCAATAAAAAAGGCGCCATTTCTGGCGCCCGTATATGGGTTATAAAATTCAGCTAATCGTGATGCCTGCAGTGGCTTTCTTCATCACAACAACCAGCAAATCGCTGATACTTGCTGTGGGATACCAGCCATTTACCCACCATGCTGATACAGAAAACTCCAGCGTCATGTCGCCGCGACCAGCAGGCATATTAATAACACCACTGTAAACCAGCGTATTATCCAGCGCGGTACGGTTATAAATTTCAGCACCGTTTTTCTTCACTATCAGGCGGCATGACGAATAAGTATCGCTGTTCTCCTGCTCATGTCTGGCACCGCTGAAAGCCACCGCCGGAATAACAATCTGCCGGTTAAACGGCTGATCGTCATAAACCCTGACGGTAATGGTTCCTGATGGCCAACGCTTCGGTGCACGGGAGTCACGAGGGAAAGCCTTACCCACTGTTTTAACGAGATCGCCTTCAATCTGGTTTGCAGACAGTTTCCCTCTGATGACACAGTTCTCGTTAATGGTGACATTATTGAGCGTGCCGGTATTCGCCGTGATGGCTCCACTGATATCCGCATTGCGGGCTGTCAGCCTGCCATCCGGCGTCAGGGAAAACGTCGGAGGATTGCCGGATGACGTGATGCTCACCGCAAACAGTCGCTTCAGGAACACGTCGTTCATGAACAGCTGATTCCCCTGCGCCACAAATAACGGCGTGGTGTTACCGTTCTCCGGAGTAATCATCGCAATGCGATCGGCCTGCAGCAGAATGTTACTCAGCGTCTGACCATCGACATCCTCGATCCCCGCGCCAATCCCGGCCACATAGGGAATACCGTTTTTTGTTTTCTGCACCTTCAGCATATACATGGCATTCAGCTCATTGCGCGTGTCTGACTGAACCCGCTGGATTTGCTGTATGGTCACGGCCTGGTCACCCAGCTTTTTATCCGTGGTCGAGGCAATTTCACTCCCTTTTTCATCCACGTACTGACGGACCTGTGCTATCTGCCGGGCGTTTTCTGACTGGCCCTGGCTGACTGTCTGCTTGATTTCACTTTGCTTTTTGTCCACGTACTGGCGGACCTGTGCTATCTGTCGGGTATTTTCCTCACTGCTCTGACTGACCGTCTGTGAGATTTCACTGCTGACACGGTCCACTTTCTGACTCACCTGCGCGATGGCCAGCGTCTGATCCTCATTCTTTTTCGCAACCAGCTGCGTGAGGCTGTTTTCCGCCTCCCCGATTTTCCGGGTCACTTCCGCAATATCCGTGTCCATCCGCTGGCGGATGTCTTCTTCCAGTTGTCCGATATTCTCTTCCAGTTGAGTGACATCCGATCGCAGGGCTGACGCATCAATGCGCTTTTTCAGTGCCTGCCCCAGCAGCGTCTCATCTATCAGACCACGGAAAAATTCCAGATACCCTTTTGCATCATTGCTGGCCTGCCCGCTGGCTTCCACAAATGCAGACTTGCCCACCAGGTTGACACTGCGCACATAAAACCAGAAATCCATCCCCGGCTTAATCCGATCGCCCTGGACAGTCCACTGACTGCCGGTCCCCAGATAACGGGCAGATTTTTCCACCTGTGCCGTGTTCGTGATGCGTTTTTCTGAGAACCAGAATTCAAACTGTACCGTCGGGTCATACACCGCAAGACGCGGGACCGCCGTTATCTGAAAATACCCCGGCGTCAGCTCAATCCGCGATGGCGCTGCCGGTGCGGCAATCCGGAACGATACCGACGCCGGATCGCCCTGCTGTCCCCACGCATTTACCGCCCGGACTGTCAGCCTGTAGTTCCCCAGAGCCAGTTGTGTGAAGCGGTATGTGGTTTCCGTCGTCCTGGCCGTGCTGACCAGCCGCTCACTGCCATCGTCCGCTGCCACGGTCAGGCGAAGCAGGAAGCTCACGCCCTTCACCACCTTCGGCGTGTCCCAGCGCGCCAGCACCTGATATTCCCCGCTGTCTGCAGTGACTTCGGCGGTCAGATGCTGCACTGCTGGCGGCGTGACACCATTCACCGTGCCGCTCTGGTCACCGTCAAAGTGCGCCCCGTTATCCACGATGGCTTCTTTTTCCGGTACATGCTGCACGGCGGTGATGGCATACGTGCCGTCATCGTTCTCACGGATACTCACGCAGCGGAACAGGCGCTGGCGCAGCGTCGGCAGCTTCAGCCCCCACACGCTGTATCCGGCAACGCCGTCAGGAACACGGCTCACTTTTACCTTCACGCCGTCGGTGACGGACTGGACCTCCACGCTGACCGGATTACCACTTCCGTCAACCAGGCTTATCAGCGTGGTACCGGAGGATGGCAGCGTGATTTCACGGTCGAGCGTCAGTGTCCGCGTCTGGCTGTTCACCGCCAGCACGCGCCCGCCGGTGCTGATACCCGCATAGTCATCATCACAGATTTCAATAACATCGCCCGGTACATGGCGAAGCCCTTCTGCGCCCACGCTGAAGTCCACGGTCTGCGTTTCCAGCAGCTCCGTTTTAATCAGCCACAGCCCGGCGCGGTGTGCCTGCCCCCGGCTGGTACAGCCAAAGGCATCCATCTTCGTGACATTACGACCGTAACGGGCAATGGCCCGCGTGTCCTCCACAAGCTCTGTCGCCGTCTCCCAGCCGTTATCCGGATCAATCCAGTTCACCTCAACGGCATTATGACGGTCCTTCAGGGCGCTGAAGCTGTAGCGGAACGGCGCGCCATCATCCGGCATCACCACATTACTGCGGTTGTAGGTCCACACCTTATCTGACGGTCGGTCCTGCACGAACGTCAGCGTCTGCCCGTTCCATACCGGCATACAGCGCATCGCCGAGCAGAAATCACTGAGCACATCCCACGCCTTACGCTGTGTGGTCAGGTACGCATTACAGGTGATGCGCGGCTCCGTACCGCCAAAACCGTCCGGCACCGACTGGTCGCAATACTGGCCGATGACATACAGCGCCCATTTATCCACATCCGCCGCACCAAGACGTTTCCCCATGCCGTAGCGCGGGTGGGTCAGCATATCCCACAGACACCATGCCATGTTGTTGCTGTATGCTGGCTTAAACGTTCCGTCCCAGATACCGCTGTATTGCCGCGTCTGCGGGTTATAGTTCGACGGCACCTGCAGAATGCGCCCGCGCAGATGATAATTACGGCTCACCTGCTGGCTGCCGAACTGCTCCGAGTCCACCTGCACGCCGACCAGTGCCGTGTTCGGGTAGCACTGTTTCACATCGATAATTTCGGTGTATGACGACCAGAGCGTTTTGTTCTGCAGCTGGTCTGTGGTGCTGTCCGGCGTCATCCTGCGCATCCGGATATTAAACGGGCGCGGCGGCAGGTTACCCACCACCACCGAGGCCAGATACTGTGAGGTGGTTTTGCCTTTAATGGTGATGTCTTTTTCCGTCACCCAGCCACCGTTACGTTGTATCTGAACCAGCAGGCGGACTTCCGACGGATTCCTGTCTCCCTTTGAGGTGGTTTCCACCAGTGCCTGTACACCGAAGGTAAAGCGCAGACGGTCGATGTTTGCCGACGTGATGGTCCGGGTGATCGGCGTTTCATATTTCACTTCCGTACCGAGCACCGTCTCGGAACCGGAGGATTCAAATCCCTCCGGCGGTGACTGCTCCTGCTCACCTGCCCGGAACACCACCGTGACGCCGGAGATATTGGTATTCCCCTCACTGTCCAGCACCGGCGTACTGTTCAGCAGCACACTTTTTAATCCATCCACCGGACCTTCAATCGGCCCTTCGCTGATGGCATCAATCGCACTCAACAGCTGCGTGGATTTCAGGTTATCTTTCGCTTCGCGCGGGGTATGCCCCTTACTGCTGCCTTTACCCATTCGTCATGCTCCATAAACGACAAAACCGCCCGGAGGCGGTTTCACATAAAACATTTTGCATCAGCGACCAATCACCACAACCTGACCACCGTCCCCTTCGTCTGCCGTGCTGATCTCCTGAGAAACCACCCGCGACCCCACACGCATTTCACCGTACAGAACAGGCAGAACATTGCCCTGAGCAACCATGTTATCCAGTGAGGAAAAATAGGTGTTCTGTTTGCCGTTATCCGTTGTCTGTGTACGGGGAGTTCTGGCTTTCGGTGCCAGCATCTGCGCCACACCACCGAGCACCATACTGGCACCGAGAGAAAACAGGATGCCGGTCATACCACCGGCCCCAATGGCTGCCCCCCATGCTGCAAGGGTGGCTCCGGCAGTAAAGAATGATCCGGCAATGGCGGCAGCTCCCAGGACAATCTGGAATACACCACCTGACTTGGCCCCGGCGACTCTGGGAACAATATGAATCACAGCGCCATCAGGCAGAGTCTCATGTAACTGCGCCGTTAATCCGGACGTGCTGACATCCCGCCCGGCAATCCGTACCTGATACCAGCCGTCGCTCAGTTTCTGACGAAACGCCGGGAGCTGTGTGGCCAGCGCCCGGATAGCTTCAGCCCCCGTTTTCACACGAAGATCGATGCGGCGGCCAAATCGTTGCAAATCCCCGTAAAGGCAGATGCGTGCCATGCCCGGTGACGCCAGAGGGAGTGTGTGCGTCGCTGCCATTTGTCGGTATACCTCTCTCGTTTGCTCAGTTGTTCAGGAATATGGTGCAGCAGCTCGCCATCACCACAGTAAATGGCGGCATGATTCGGCACCGATGAACCAAAACAGCACAGCAGCACATCGCCCGGTTGTGCTGATGACAACGGCACCTGATACAGCCCTGTGGCCTCCAGATTATCCAGATAGAGATTCTGACCGTGACGCCACCAGTCATCCTCGCGATGAAAATCCGGCATCTCAATCCCCGCCAGATGATAAGCATCCCGGAACAGCGTGTAACAGTCCGTCACCCCGTGCTCAAAGCGCCGCCCGGTGAGATGCGGCACACAGCGGAACTTATGAATCGTCCCCCGGCAGACCAGCCACCACGGCAAATCACTCTGCACCTGCAGCCGCCGGTCGGCCTCACTCAGCCAGGGCAGACCACCGGGGTGGCTGTGGACCAGCGCCACAATCTCACCCTGCATTTCTGCCTGCAGCCAGTCTTCCGGCGACATACGGAAATACGCCTCCGGCTCACCGGAGATATTCACGCAGGGAAAATATCTTTCCCCCTCCGGCGTTCTCACTACGAAGCCGCACGACTCCGCTGGCGCACATCGCCGGGCGTGCGCCAGAATCGCTGATTCTGTCTCTGTCATGGGATTACTGCGAAAGTTTGTTAATAGAAAGGAAGCCGCCAAAGTTGCCGACATTATTGCGAAACTTACAACCACTCAGGCATTTGCTGCATTTATCCTTCGTGATATCGGACGTCGGCTGGTCATATTCATCCGCGACCGCCGGACCGTGATAACCGCACTCATCACCGCGATAGGTCCAGGTGCAGGTGTTGGCCAGCATGATACGCCCCGGAAAAACAGCGCCATCCGTTTCCGTCGGCGTGGACAGTACAAAAGAGGCACTCACCGCGCTCAGTTCGCTGCACTGCTCGATGCGCCAGCGGCTGATCACCTCCTGCTCCGGATCGGCGTCACTGTTTCCGTTGACGAAGTTCACCGCATCCAGAAAACGGGCGTAAACCTTACGCCGGACCACCGTTCCGCCGACCAGACTCTGCAGATCTTCCGCCATCCCGGTGACCATACCGTACAGGTTAGAAACCGTCAGCGTGGGGCGCGTACTGGTGCCTTTGCCATTCAGTTCGAAACCACTCCCCTGAATGGGATATGCCTGATACTGTCGCCCCTGCCAGGTGACCGGCTCACCTTTTTCGTTCTGCTCATTACAGAAAAAATAACGTTCTCCACCAACCTCTGTCAGATCGATTTCCCAGAGCACCACGCTGGCAGACTGCTCCGCACGGGTGCATTCATTCAGTGTTTCCTGTCGGATATCCTGCATCAGTTCACCACCTGCTCAATCGTACAGCTGAAATCACTGTACCGGGCGTTATCCGTGACGCTCCACTCCCGACACACCACCCTCACCGTCCGGTTATGTTTCGGCGGTCGCCACAAAAAGGCACGGTAACCACCATGCCAGGATAAAAATTCATCCAGCCAGCGCCGGGTTGACTCATCCGTCACCCGGAACACCGCCTGAAACGTCTTCAGTTGAGGATTCAGTCCTGTGGGGCGGCGCTGTTCATAACCGTCACCAAACCGAACCCTCACCACCGACGGTTTCTCACTCACCTGCATCCCTTCACGCGGGACCAGATGCAGCGTTTTTATCTCAGCCACTCAGCATTCCTCCGTCACGTCGCATGGACAGCATCACCGCCTGCACCCGCTGGTCAATCAGCTGCACAAGACTGCCTGCCGCCTCCGGCCCTATCTGTCCGTTAGCCCCGTCATTCTGAATGGCGATGTGGTAGACCGGGGAATACACCAGACCGGCACTGCCGTTCATACTGCCCACCGCGCGTACGCCCAGCGAGCCATCCGCCGCCCGGGTCAGGGGCATAATGGCTTCAGGTCCGGCTTCCCCCATCAGCCCGGCCCCTTTTGCAAACGCAAAGTACGTGGGCGTGTCCACAATGCTGTTGCTGTACGCACTCAGATTTGCCGATGTGTAAACACCACCTTTTGCGTTTGCCACTGCCCCCGAAATCCATCCGCCGACCGTACCAAGCCACCCTCCGGCACCGGAGAGTGATTTCAGTCCGTTAACAATGGCTGCATTCATCAGAATTTTTGAAACTTCCCGGAGAACTGAACTCCCCCAGTTCCTCCAGTCCACAACATTCCCGGCCAGTGCATCGGAAATATTTGATACCAGCCCGTCCATCGTGGAAACGACAGCATCTGCCGCCTGCGAAGCATAATCGGTGGCACTGTCTGCCCAGTTCGTCAGCCCCTCTTTGAGCCCGGCATTCCAGTTACTGCGTAAAGCATCAGCCTTTGCATAATAATCCTGCTGATCGCTGAGACGCTCTTCCAGATATTTTTTATTCAGCTCTTTCTCCTGTTTCCACAGGGCTTCTTCAATTTCTCCGGCCTGATACTGTCTCAGTAGCTCGTTATTTTTCTGCTCAAACTCCTGCCGGATGCTCCACATTTCCTGAAGTCGTTCACGCATCCGTGAGCCTTCACCATATCCCAGTAACTGAGCCTCATTTGATGCTCTGACACTGGCATTACTGTCCGCCAGACTGCTCTCATACGCAGCAAGCTGCTCACGAATCTTTTTCTGGTCGATAAGTGCTGCATTCTGCAAAAGCGTTTTTTTCTGCGCTTCTGACAGGGTTGATAATTCGCCCTGACTGACCTGATATTTCATCTTAGCCAGTTCAGTATTCTGCCCTGCCAGTGCTATCTGTTCTTTTTGCTGTTTAATCAGCCGTTTATAAATATCCTCTGTTTTTTCCGCTTCGGTCTTTTTATGCGCTTTGGGTTTATTTGCCTGGTTATTTCGCCATGCATCCAGTGAGTTATTTATATAATTCAGTCTTGCTGTCTGATACGCCTCTCCCACAAAGCCGAGATCATCCGCAGCATAACCCAGGCGGGCACGCTCACGAGCTTCCCCCTTCAGGCGGGACAGAGCCAGTTCGCGCTCGCTGTTATTCAGTGCGGTCTGCTGTTTATCATCCAGGGTTGCCTGTGGTAGCCGTAACGGTACATTCACCAGCCCCTGTCGCTGCTGAAGTAATTCATTACCGAGCCCGAGAAGGCGATTAAACTCGGTATGCTGCCCATTCATGATCAACAGGGACTGATACGCTTTGTTTTGTTCCGCTGCCTGTTGACGGATCAACGCCACCCGTCGCTCCTCCAGCCCGGCAAGCACATCCTGAATGGATTGCGCTTTGCCCTGCATTTGAGTGAGGCGAGACTGTTCAACTGCCAGTTGATTTGTTGCTTCTGCAAGCCCTTCTGTGACAGTTTTTACCGACGTCATGTGGTTAATCATAAAACCGTTATCGGTTGTCCAGCCCGGGTTTGCCAGCACATACTGATAGCCAGCAATTTTTTCCTGTAAGGATTTAATCTTACTTTTCTGCTCGTCAATTAACCTGTTTTGCTCCTTCAGTGCCTGTCGCGTCTTTTCCTCATTATCTGACGCTTCAGGAAGCGACATTGCCGACGTTTTCTGGCGAATTTCGTCGATTGTTGCGGCATACTGGCGTGCAGATTCTCTGGCCTGCTCCTGATTCTGATACATCGTGTACCAGGCCGCAGCCCCCAGCATGACGAGTCCCGGCACACCACCAACCAGCCCCAGCGCGCCACTTAATAAACGACTCCCCACTGACGTAACATTATTCAGCGTTGTCTGTGCCGCTGTTCTGGCCGCAATATTACGGGTAAGTGACACCTGGGCAGCTGTCAGCTTCGCTTCTGCTGCGGCCTGCCTTTCGGTACCGCGAGCAGCAACAACCGCCTGTTGCGCACGATAAACCGCCGCACGCGCCCTGGCGGTTGCTATCTGTGTCCCCCGAAGTTGCACTTCAGCAAGAGCCACTTCGTTTCTGGCTGCAGTAATTAATCCGGCAGTTGCAGATCCAGCAGACGACGCCATATTGCCAAAATATCGGGCTACCCCGACGGCAACCAGAGCACCGGCAGCGGTTGCCACGGTGTCAATATTGCCTGCAATACCATTCAGCACACCGGAGAGCGTCTTCGTCACTCCGCTTGCCTCGTTCGCACCACCAACCCAGGCCATAAAGGCGTTTTCAACTTTGGTTGCAGAGGATGAAACCGTATCAGGCATTGCCGCATATTCATCACGTAATGCCCCAAGCTGACTAATCAGTGCAGGAACAACCTTATCGGCGGTCAACTTTCCGTTATCCGCCATGGCCTTCAGATCCTTACGGGCAACTCCCATTCCCGCAGCCAGAGCACGAATAACACGATCGCCGTTCTCATTCACCGAGTTAAACTCTTCACCGCGCAGCACTCCCTGCGCCAGAGCCTGACTGAACTGCGTGATCACCGAACTGGCTTCTGCTGTACTGGCACCGGATAATTTCAGGCCCGTGGAGATCGCCTCGGTGACTTTCAGTACCTCCTCAGAACTGTAACCATACTCCCGCATGGAAGCTGCAGAGCGGGCAAAAAGGCTGGCGTTATCAGAAAAAGCCGTCCCCGTTCTCTGGCTGATCGCCATTAATTCACGCTGTGATGACTGAAAATCATCACTGGACTGTGAGGCCTGCTTCAGACGGGCATTTACTGAATTCCACTCATCGGCGAGAGAAATAAGATGACCGGTAGCAAAAGCCCCGGCAAATGCCCCCGCCATGTTCAGTGCCGAAGATTTAGCTGTATTTATCTGATCCGTCACTTCTGCCAGTGCACGCCGCATTTCACGGGATGCAGCAGCGGACTGTCGGCCTCCGTTCTGCATGGTACGGTAGTAATCCTGCCCCATACGCGAAGCCCGGGAGATCTCTGACTGGAATGACCGGGAATTTGCCGAGATTTTAATAATCAGTTCACGTAATGTCGCCACACTCATTCTCCGGACGAAAAAAAACCGCCGAAGCGGTTATGTTGACTCACTGAGACACTATTAAAAGCGCGTTTTCCAGTCCGGCAAATGGATCTGAGACGCCTTCTGTCTGCTCCTGCTCCCACTGAAGAAGCGCATCATTCAGTGGCACTTTGACCCCCTGCGCACCGTAAACAGCTGAAACAATCTGGGCAGCCCGGATATCAGCCCGCTCGTCACCCAGCGGGCTGAACCTGTCAAATTCTGCCCACATCATGATTTCTGATGCGGACATTTCCCGGCGTAACTCTGACAATGTGCGCCCCATCCTGAGCGCCAGCATCATCAGAAAACGCATCCCCGGAAGCGCTACTTTTTTTTAACCTCGCCGGCATCACTGATCAGTTCCAGAGACTGCCGAAGAAGCCGCGCATGCACCGGGCCATACACGGCAATCACCTGTTCACGATCATCCTCTGAAAATACGGGTTGCAGTCCGGTATCACACAGAACATCAATGAACAGTTCAACATCTGCCTCCAGATTTCGGCGGGCGCGCTCCGCAACGGATAACGGTGTCTCATCATCTTTTGCTTTAACGATCTCCTGCCAGCGCAACCAGGCTTCTGCAGAAGGTTCCCGTAACACAACCGTTGCTCCCTCCCATTCAGGCACATCAACGGTTTTATGGCGAAACCCCGACATCGTTGCCAGTGCCAGATTACGGATATTTTTAGTCATCACATCCATCCTCATTAACTGACGGTTACAGTGCAGGAAGTGGAGGTCACTTTGTTAACCGGGCTCGCTGAATCAGAAATCTCGCAGGTATACGCACCCGCATCACCGGATGATGCTGATGCCTTACTGAACGTTGCCGCCGTCTGTCCGGAAACAGGAGAACCACCTTTCTTCCAGACATAAGAATAAGGCGGCACACCACCCGCAGCCTCAACCGCCATTTCAAGTTTCGCTCCGGAAGCAACCCGCAGCGTGCTTTTTAAATTGGCCTTCACTTTCAGCGGCTCTGTCGTCAGCACAGGTTTACCTTTCAGACGCAGGGAAAACGTTGCAGCCACAACACCATTGGTTCCTGCAGACCAGGTATGCTGACGCACCTCTGCCATAAAGGTAAATCCGTTGCCTGACGGAAAAATAACTTTAAAGCCATACGTGGTGTCATTGTCATAGGCACTGCGCAACGCGTTCTGGGCAGCATTCAGATAAAAGTTGCCTGACATGGAAATCTCTGAAGCAGCCACAAGGCCGTTAATATTTTCCTGCTCAACAGAACACAGCGTGGTGACATCAATATCCTGCTTTTGTCCTGCGGTAAACTGCACCTCTTTGATTGTACAGCTCAGGCCAAGATAGCTGGCAGAATCCAGGGTTTCTGCTGTTACCGGTGCAGACGAAATCATAATTTTCGTCAGTTGCGAACGCTCAAAATTAGAGGACATACTCGTCTCCTGAAAATAAAAAAACCCGCCAGCGGCGGGTGGGTAAATCATTAACGACCTCAGGCTATTACCTGAAATTCAAGCGTGGCTCTGCTCAGACGGGAGTCAGGATCATACCCCTGCGTTTTAGAAATAACGGAGGGTGCCAGTTTTCTTACCGCATCAAGCGCCTGCTCACGAATATTATCTGCGTCATCAAGTACTGTCGCCCAGACATCGATCTGCACGGTAATTCTGGATTCAGCCTGCCCATCAAGCACATCAGATGCCGTGTCAGACACCACAGAAAACACCAGCCACGGCGGAGATACCGCAGGCTTTCCCTCCGTCAGCGGGACCACATAAGGATAAACCTGTCCTCCGGCCAGCTGAGACAACAGGGAATACAGTGTGCCCTCCCTCATTTACTTAAGACCTCATCAATAGCCTGATTCATTCGCTGTATGGCAACCTGCGCCGCCAGCTCCTCTGTCGTATCGAAAGCCGGACGAATGAATGGATGCGCGGGCATGTTTATCGTTCCCAGCTCCACAAAGCGCCAGTAAAATGCATTTCGGGGATCGCTGGCTTTCATGCTGTTATCACTGTTTCCGGTTCGCAGGTTCCGTCCGCGAATGTGGACACCCGAGATAATTTCCCCCCGACGCTTTGAACGCTGAGTGAGAACAACCACATTTTTCTTCAGTTTCCCGGTTCGCTCCGGCGCACGTTCAACAACTGCATCCCGCATAACTTCAGCACCGGCACGGGTGGCATCGCGCAGAACCTTATTGTTTTCTGCCCTGCTGAGCGCCTCCAAATCCCGTGCAATATCCGCCAGGCCGGAAAAATCAAGACTGAAATCCATCACACATTTCCCTTCAGGCTGCAGAGCATTTCAAGCCGGGTAGCGCGTGCATCCGGTATTGGTGGACCTTCTATACCCAGAATCGCGCCTTTGAATGCACCGGTCAGCACTTTCAGACGTGAAGTCGCTGTCACATCGCGCCGGAATCTCATCCAGACTCTGACCGTAGCCTGAGCGGTTTCTGCTCCGCCTGAGATTATCTCCCTCCCGCTGATACCCTTAACTTCTGCCCATACGGTAGCTCCCTCCGTCACCGTCTCCACCGGATGCCCTGACGGAGAGCGGGCGGTGGTGACATTCAGAATAATTACGCGATCACGTAATCTGCCCGCCTGCATGTCTCCTCCTACAAAGGAATAAAACGATAAGGCTCCAGAAGAGAAGAAAAACCAAACGGGACTGGTGCCTTGCTGACATCTGAGGAATTTTCCCGGTTTTCGTACCAGTGCCCGACCAGCAACATGAGCGCCAGCAAAACATCATCAGCTATAAGCACCCCTTCAGGATCACCTTCCGGCACCGTCTCCTCATAAAGCTTACGGTTGATAAAATTTTCTGCCTTGCGGCAGGCAGCCCGGAAATACAGCATCAGTAACTCATCATCAGTTGCATCATCTGTATCAATACGGCACTGCGCCCTGAGTTTTTCCACTATTGCTGCCATCAGAAACTCCTGCCCGCAACACTGTGCGGGCATAAAAAAACCGCGTCGGCGCGGTCTGTAACTGAACAACGAGTGGTTATTTGCCAGTGAGCGCCTTGATGGCTGCCACATCTTCCAGCACACAGTCAAAACGATGGAAAGCCAGAAATGCCACCTGATCAAACTCAGCATAACGCTCAACCAGACGTTTCAGTTCCATATAAGTAACGCGGCGAATGATAAAGCGGTTGAAATCCCCCAGGAAAATGAATTTTTTTCCGGTACCAATCCCGTCAATAGCCTGATCAATAACATAAGGGATCCCCAGCACAGTAGCCGGCGTACCGCCTGCAATATCCGGCAGCCATAACGGGCGTTTCTGTCCATCCTCCATCTCTTCAATAGTCTGCAATGTGGCATCATTGAATGCCCAGCGGTATTTCGGCCCACCACGATATGCCGGATCAATGGCATGTTTCAGGGCATTCATTTCTTTCCAGGTGAAAGCGGCAGAGGCTGCAGTCTGGATGGTTCCCGTCACCGACGCTGCCAGCCCTTTTGGCTGTAACGGTGATCCCGTTCCGGTCCCCTGAACCAGATATTTTGCCTCTCCACGACCAATACGCTGGGCAATACGGTTTGCCAGATAAGATTCAATATCCACCCCACTGTCATGGAGCAGCTCATTGGACACACGAATTATTTTTGATGACAGCTTTTTAGCCCCCAGAATAGCGGTCCCGAACGTCACATCCTGTTCCGTTGCGGCTGTATTTTCCGCCAGCAGTTCGCCCTCTTCAGTCGTGCCATCAGACGTTGACCAGGTGATATCCTGCCCGGTTGATGTGGTCAGAAGTTGCGCCACACTGGCAATCCCGCCATAAGCCTTCATGGTGTCAATGATTTTGTTACGCATCTGCGTGGGCACCGTATATCCGCCCTGAGAATCCGTTGTTACACTCTGAGCCCGCAGTTCACGCATCAGATTACGCTCTTCAGCATTCAGTTCTGCAAATCCGGCACGCAGAAAACGGTTAAATGCCGCAGCGCGCTTCTCTTCCACCGCCTTTTTCCCGTTCTCCGCCTCATTATTCTGGCGCTCTTCCGGCCCGGACTCATCCACATATGCCTGATCCTGACGGCGCAACTCTTCTTCACGGGCGATTTGCTCATCCAGCGCATCCAGCTCAGCTTTCGCCCTGTTCCACTCTGCCCGTTGCTCATCAGTCCATGCGTTATCACCAATTTTTTCATGCAGTGCACGCATATCCTTTGCAATGGTGTTTCGTTTTTGCTTCATCTCATGAAGTTTCATCGTCAGTAGTATCCTTATGCATTAAGAAGGGTCAAAAGACGCTCACGCGCCATTCGTTCGTTAACAGCTTTCTTCAGCGCACCACTCGCCCGCGCTTCCTGCCAGGCTTTCATTGAGCGGACACCAGAGTCTGCGTCCTGATAGGCCGGATATGTCACCGGGCTGACGTCATACAGACGAGAAATGCGCGTGATTTCCCGGATAACAATCCCCTCGTCGTCTTCATACCAGCTCTCTCCGTCACGGGCGACACGAAACGCGAACGAGGACTGATTAATGTCACCACGCAACATTGGAGACAGCACCAGGTCACAAATAGTCGGAGTATCCGGTGCAACAATGTCATAACGTAAACCGCGTTCATCCACCGACAATGACAACGTGCCGGCAGAACTTCGTCCGAGAATGAAATTAGGATCATGATTAAACAAGCCACGTACATCATCATTCAGTACATCATCAAAAGCCCCCGGCTTGATGATTTCACGAAATCCCCACAGAGGTTCTGAACGACTGTTAAATACCGAGCCATAGCCCAGAATGTGGGTCGGGGCATTATCATATTGTTCCGCCCGCACCTCCCCGCTGTAACAGCGCGTTTCACGGTCATTCATCGTTCTTTTCCTCTTTGCCTTTCGTATCTTTAAAGTTATTCAACGGATTTGCTGCATTTACGCTGACCAGCATTTCATCCAGACCGTCAACCGGGTTCATATCCTCAAATGCCCTGGCTTCATTCCGACTCATCCAGCCATCTGTAATGGCAAAGTGATAGAACTGCGCACGCTCCTGTGGGGTCCCACGGAGCAACCCCGTGAGGTTGAAACGAACGTAATACCCGGCAGCCCGTTCTGTACGGGTAAACAGGCGACGGTTAAGCTCCTGCTCCCAGTTCGCAACCCAGGGCATCATCGTGTAGCGAACAAACTGAATCGCCTGCTGCGTAATATTCGAAAATGTGGCTTTTTCCAGGTCATTAATCATGTGCGCCGGGACATTAAAAATCCCGGCAATCATCGACCGGTTCAGCTTGGTCATATCAATGATCTGAGCATCCACCGGAGAAACTGTCAGAGCGCGGTAATCCAGTTGCGCAGGCAGCAACATGGTTTTATTTTCCTGGCTGCGAAGCGCTGTCACCGCCCGCTGCCACATATTTTTAAGCCTGCCCCAGCTTTGTTCGTTCAGTTCATTTTTCACAGAAATAATACCGGCAGGACGGGCATTACCGTTAAAAAAGGCGCTGGTATACTGCTGGCCACTCATTCCCATACCAATGGTTTCAGCATGCTGCATGATCGGGCTCAGTCCCATTTTCTGATTGTTTCCCAGCGCCCTGATATGGATCATGTCGTCCGGACTTACCGCAAATGCACCCTCTTCGTTATACACCCCGTAAGTATGACGCCCACCGGTGTTAAGTAACGTAGTTTCCCATGGCATACAGCATTCAAGGCTGGTAACCTCTCCACGACGATTACGTTTTACCCACGTATAACCATTGCCCCACCCCAGCACATGACGCTGCTTCAGTTCCCGCCACTTATAGCTGGTCTGCCAGGCATTCGGTTCATCATGAACGAGCCAGAACAACGGATGATCGCGTGCAGGCTGAACATGCTCATTCGTTTTTCGCATCACATGCAGGGGCATCTGAGCCACACTGGATGAAATAACATAAATACAGGCATAGACAGCAGCCAGCTTCATGGATGTTTCCGGACTGACATACACATCCCGGGCAAAAATATTATCCGTCTCAGCGGCCTCTCCGGTTACCGGAACCGAGGGATTTTCCAGAGGCTCACTGCGAAACAGAGCATCAAGAAGCATGTTTTCTCCTCATGGACACCACCAGTGCATAAAGCAGCAACAAACAGCCCGACAGCATCAGAGACGCTGGCAGACCTGCATACAGATAAACGCCAGCAGTGAGCAAACCGAAACCGATCAGCCCGGTCATATCAGTAATAAGCTGTTTCACAGAATTAACAGGTCCTCATCAGGATCAAGCGTGGACAGAAAGTCATTCACGCCCCCGCCATTTACCAGAAAGCGGCTCATGGCCGTAAAAAGTGCAACAGGGCCGTCGATTTTGGCTTCAGGCGTGGATTTATTCGGGAAGATGTTGTCGTTTTTGTCCGGTTTTACCGTAACGTTAGACATCATCCAGTTCATGACCGGATGATTGCTGTGATGGAAACGCCCGGCATAAACCAGTGATTCCGTTTCCTTCATGGCCTCTGACAGATTGCGGACCGTCTGCGGAACCTCCACCAGCGGTATCCCTTCTTCAGCCAGTGCCAGGCTGAACTGCATTGCGCTCCACGGGTCAAATCCCAGTTCCCTGAGGTTTTCACCGCCAATCCATTCCAGTAAGTCACTTTTTATCTGAGCATGATCGATAACATCACCATCCGTCAGGATGAGCTTATCCATCTCCGCCCACTTCCGGTAAAGTTCTGCCTGCTGCCGCGAGCATCGCTCCAGCCGTCCTTCCGGAAGCCAGAATTTAAAATCAGCATGAACATGTCCGTTATCGGTTCGCCAGAGTTTTGCCGCCGCACAGATATCAATCTTATGAGCAAGGTCTACGCCGACCCACATGGGATATGTTTTCAGCTCATGTTGTGGAGCAATGTATTCGCACTTCTCCCACTTAATCATATCCATCCAGGCAGATTCGGCAGTGACCCACACATTCATGTGTTTGGTAAAAAAATTCACCCGCGCAGAGACCTGCTCCTTCGCTTTTTTCGCCAGACGACGCAGATCATCCCAGCGTTTACAGATGCCCAGGCCAGGATTCGCTTTCTGCCAGACCGTTTCATCAAACGGATCATCTCCCTCATCAAGCGTGTAAATGATCGCAAAGTAAGAGTCGTCTTTTACAGCGCCCTCCACGTCGCTGTTATAGCCTCGCAATACCTTGATGGCGTAATCACGCTGCTCGTAACAAATCCCTTCCTTGTTAAAGCCAGCCGTGGTGATACCAAATAACAGGGACTGCAGACGGGCACCGGTTGCCGTTTCCAGAACGTCCCACACGTCGCGGGTTTTATGTGCATGCAGCTCATCAATAATGGCGCAGTGGATGTTCAGACCGTCCAGGTTGTTTGCATCCGAGGAAAGCGGTTCAAATTTTGATGCGCTCTGCTCCTGGTAAATCGCCAGCTTGTTGAAATCAAACAACCGCCCGAGTGTCGACCGGGCTTTTCTGACCATATTTTTGGCGTCTTCAAACACGATTCTGGCCTGGTCACGCGTGGTTGCGGCTGAATACACCTCAGCTCCGCCTTCACTATCTGCCCCCGTCATATACAGGCCGATACCCGATGACAGTGTTGATTTTGCGTTTTTACGGGCGACTTCGTTGTACGCCGTCCGGAACCGGCGCACCATCACCGGACGTCCGCTGCCATCGCTGCGCATGACAACTTCCCCGGTTTCTTCATTGACCAGCGGAATGACAAAACCAAAAATATTAATGAGGATAAATACATGCCAGTCCATCAACTCAATGGGCTGGCCTGCCAGTGCCCCTTTTACATGAGGCACAAATTTGTAGAAATTCAGGATGTGCTGCGCACGGGGTTCACTGAAATAAATCCCCCGCTTTTCGCCGTACTTCAGATCATCAAGAAAACGCTGGCAGGCCAGGCGGACAAATTCGCCAGCAACAATTTCTCCTGCAACAACACGTTCGGCGTAGCGGATCCCGTCAGCCACTTTTGCCATCAGTCTCTCGCTTTTAAAAGCTCTGCCAGCGGATCAACATTATCCGGTCCGGCGGTATTTACTTTTGCCCGGCTTGCCGGTGACATACCAAATTCTGCAAGCATCGCCCGGATCCGCTTCCAGGCATCCGCTTTCATCGCAGCAGCCGGGTGTGCCTTAATCAGCACATCACCGTTCTGCGTTTCCGAGCGGTAGGTGTACCCCTCAACATCGAGTGTTTCGCAGTGATGCCGGTATTCGGTATAGGCTTCCACCAGTAGCTCAAGCGCACGCGCATCAAGCTGAGAAATGATCCCTTCCGCATTCAGCTCTTCCGCCATTCGCCTGAACCAGTACTTCCCCTGCGCCCCTAAATGTTGCGGAATTTTAGGGAGACCTTTTTCATCCTTTTTAGCGGTTTTTTTGAGGTCTTTAACTGGCCGCTTTGAGGGGTTGCCTCGTATCAAATGCAGGCGTGGCGGGGTTTTCGGGGGTCCAGACATAATCGGTTTTACCTATCAATCATTTAATCACATTCCAAAAAAAAGTTTTCGAACCTGCGGCGATGCGAGGAAAGGTCAGGCGGCGGTACTGAGCAGCCAGGGCTGCAGAGATTTGACCCGCCCCCCTGCAGATAGGAACTGTTATCAGTTGATGCGTTCACGCGCTGTTTTTGCTTTATGACAGGGCCAGCACAGACTCTGCAGGTTACTGTCTGCATCCGTGCCACCATGAGCTTTCGGAATGATGTGGTCCACAGTTCTGGCTTCAACGGCTCTCCCATTGCGCAGGCAGTTCTGACACAGATGATTATCACGCTTCAGTATGCGCGCACGTATGGCATCCCATTTCGAGCCATAGCCACGCTGGTGGCGGCTCAGTCCGCGTTGATGCTGTACCCATCCTTCGCCACGATGTTTATCGCAGTAACCAGAACTGTCTGTGGTTGTACCTGCACATCCACGCTTACGGCAGGCGCGTGGGATTCGTGGGGGCATAAATACCTCATACCCTGCGAAATGTTTACCACGATAAAAAGGCTACTTAATGCACTGAGTGCGGATATACTCCTGTGCCCCTTCCAGTTGCATCTGCATCGTCATCAGCCGCTCTCTGAGGGTGAAATAATCCCGTTCAGCGGTGTCTGCCAGTCGGGGGCTGGTTGCATTATCCACGCCGGAGGTGCCGGTGGCTTCACGCACGGTACCGGGGCAGGTGGCGTTGATCCGCAGGCGCTTACGACCAGCGGCAACGTCAGCGCGAAGAGTTTCATTTTCAGCTCTCGCATCGGCTAATTCCCTCGAGTATTTTGCATCGAGCGCAGCAACATCACGCTGACGCTGCTGCATGTCAGCGATGGTGGCGGTCAGCTGCTTCAGCTCACTGACTTTTTTATCACGCTGTTCTTTGTAGGTGATGGCGTTATCACGGTAATGATTAACCGCCCACGACAGGCAGACGATGATGCAGATAACCAGAGCATAAATAATCGCGGCGACTCTGCTCACTGCTCTATCCCCCAACAGGCTAATGCGCTTTCCTGGTCACGACGAATAACTTGCCCATAGCAGTTATTTGAACGTATGCGGCAATCGCGCCCACCATCCTTAATCCACCAGCGAATCGCTTCGCATGCCCCCTTACGATCACCGGCATTCAGCCGCTTATAAAACGTCGACGGGAAACACTTACCGGGGCCAATGTTGTACGGACAGAATGACGCGATCCCCGCTTTCTGGGGTTCGGTCAGCGGCACTCTGATGTTTTTCTCCACCCACGCCAGCGCTTTATCACGCTCAATGGCGTTAACCTGGTCGCATTTTTCCTTCGACAACTTCATGCCCGGAACGACAGGTTTGCCATCCACCATGATGGCACCACGGCAGATGGTCCAGATACCTGCACCATCACGGTATGCCGTGGTGTGGTTGCCTTCCTTTTCATCCAGAAACTGGTCGAGAATGTCAGGCGCAGGCGCACCTGCGGCAATCAGCGCCAGAACGGCAGCCGACAGGCCGTATCTGATTTTTGCGTTCATGGATATTTATCAGGATTTATCGGTTCCGAATACCTGGATATGTTAAGTCTTCAGCCCAGCGGTGGAGTCTTCAGAGAACCAGTAATTCTTCCCGGTAGCTTTCCTTTGTAGGTTATCCACACATTCTGCGCCTCTAAAATTACGGGGCGCTTTTCCGGCGACTGCTCACCCCCTTCACATAACCCGGCAGCAACATCCAGGAAGACCTGTCTGATGCTCCTTCTGGCTGCTTCCTCATAAAACTCCAGCGCGGCACCTTCAACACGGTCCAGCGAGATGTCCAGGTCAAAAATTTCACCGTCAAAGCGTTTTTTGTCCCGTAACGCTAAAGTTACCGTAACTTTATTCTCAAAATTGCGGATCCCTTTCACAATCAGTTCATAGTTTTGAGTCATTGAATTACTCTCCCCGTGCAGCCTTACGACGGTCCTCTCTGATTTTGAAATACAGGTTAGTCAGATATGTCAGGAAGCCCAGAACCAGACTCCCCAGTACACCAATCGCAGCCCACTGTGACGGACTGACCTGATCAAGCCACTGTAAAAACCAGTAGCCAGCACTGCCTGCGGAGGTGCCGTAGGCAATGCCCGTTGAAATTTTATCCATGGATTTCATAGCCTCACCTCCGCAGCGAACGGATGGCGTAGTTATAAGGGGAGCGAAAAAGAAAGAATGCGCGATTGCGCAATATGGTAACGTCAGGGTATTATCCACTGGCTGAATAGATCACTTCACGTTTTTTGTTCCTTGCCGCCCGTATCCATATGCGGGCTTTTTTTTGCATGTAAAAAGGCCCCAACACATGTGCGTGGGGCCTGAGAGTATACATGGTTTCAGTCAACTGCATGGTGCCGGGTGCCTCCCGGTGAATTCAGTACCAGCACCTGAATCCGCGATTATCCCATATACCTACTCGCTGATTGCCCATCCGCACAGGGGGATTCACCATGCCAGTTTCTTTTAACAAACTCCCCGCAAAACAGACAACTGTCAACCGTCTGAATTGTGAGACATTTAAAAAAAAGGCCCGCAAAAGCGAGCCGGGAAAAATAAGTCTGGCGCGTTGTACTGGATTCGAACCAGTGACCGATTGCTTAGAAGGCAATTGCTCTGTCCGGTTGAGCTAACAACGCAGGGTACAGATAATGGACCGCCTTCGGGGACTCGAACCCCGCGCAACCAGCTTCGAAGGCTGGTGCTCTATCCTGATGAGCTAATGGCGGTATGTGATGGTGGCCCTTGCTGGATTTGAACCAGCGACCTGGCGATTATGAGTCGCTCGCTCTCACCACTGAGCTAAAGGGCCGGGAGCCGCATAATAACGACGCGTAATTAATTCTTCAATATCATCCGTTCTGGCTGACTAAATCCTGTACTTCCCGAACCGCCTGCTCAAAACGTTCAGTCTCCAGCTCAACGCCAATTGCACGACGCCCGAGCGCCAGTGCCGCTTTCACTGTCGAACCCGACCCCATGAAAAAATCTGCAATCAGGTCACCCGGACGACTGCTAGCGCTGATTATCTGCTGCAGCATTTCTGCCGGTTTTTCGCACGGATGTTTCCCGGGATAGAACTGCACCGGTTTATGCGTCCAGACATCGGTATACGGCACCTGCGCCGTCACGCCAAAATACCGCCGCAGTCGGCATTCACAACCACCAGCGCATTTAACGTTCAGCCATAAAAAAACCCGCTCGCGGCGGGTTTAAGCTGTGTGGCGAAGTAACCACTCTTAACATACTGACATACTTTTTGCGGACCGCACTAATCATTTTTTACTTTTTTAGCAGCCAGTCGTCCATCTCCAGTCTTACCCCCAGCACAGACAAACATCCGTCAATAAACCCTTCGGCTATCTGCATCTCAATTCGTATTGCTTTTTCGCTTTTCTTTCTCGTCCTGGCTATCTGTCTTTTTGATATTCGCAACAAATAATGAGCAATGAGAAGCGAATACTCCTCAGGTTTTTTCTGCTTCAGACGAGCAAGACAGTTTTCAATGATAAGTCCGTCATCATCGCAGCAGGCCGGACGTGGTTTAGTGGCAGATGGTAAAAGTCCTTTGAATCCGGCAGCGATCGGAGAATAGTCCACCCCGGTGTTACCACTTGCAGCCCATGCCCCCCAGCGTTCAAGAACCATCTGAATATCACGCATCAACTTTCTCCACAAAATCAGGCCAGCACGCCAATTGCCAGCGCACGATCGATAAAACGAAATATCAGCTCCAGCTGGGAGCCATACTTCTCTTCAAATGCCACGGTATCCGCATGCAGCTCGTCGTGATGCTTTCTGCACAAAGGCAACACAAAGAGGTCATGCGCTTTTGTACCCATTCCCCCCTGACCGTGGCCTATCAGGTGGTGGGGATCATCAGCTGGCTTTCCACAACATGCACACGGCTGTGTCTTAACCCAGCGCGTGTACTTTTCATTAACCCAGCGGCGACGTTTTGGGCGTAACATAAAAGACTCCGGCGACTCCGGATCCACTTTCAGCGCCAGCACCTTTTTCGCTTTATCCTGGATAATGCTGGTGGCAGGAACCGAAGGAACAAGGTCACTCTCCCGGGTGACAGACGGCACAACAGGCTTCGGTAATCTCAGTGCCTTACGGGCTGCACTTTCCGGTAAGGCATCCGCCAGGTCATTACGAACCAGCCACCAGCACAGTTCCGGCATTGTCACAACGTGACTGTCATCAAAACCGAGATCACGGCGCACAACAGATAACACCCAGCGGGCACAGTTATCCGTTGCCATTGATTCCAGCCGTTCCGTGAACTGGTCACGGAGAAGATTGTCACAGTGCCAGCACAGACGGATTGCGCCTGGCGCGTGCCGCATTGTGGTCATGTTCTCGCTGTGCCAGTCGGAATGAGGCCACTGACAGCCCTTTTCACGAAGTAACCAGCTCTCAAGGCATTCCACGCCACCAGCACGACGGATCACCGCCTCATGGCGGAACACGGCCCGAACGGCAGGATCATCCGCCAGCGGTTGTGATGCTGCCGGAACGGCACCACTGGCAAAAGATGAATAACGTTCCGGCTCAGGCTCCAGCAGGACGCGCCCCTGCATAAACAGGGGCATCAGCTCTGAACCGGGTCTGAACAAGACGATCCCCATACGCGGGGCTATTTCAGGGGTCAGCAGTGCTCTCAACGTAGAACCTCACAGCACAATCTGTTTCAGTTTCTGTACCGCTTTCCCCATATCCGCCATAGCATCAACAAACTCATCAAATTTACGACTTGCCATTCCATACGCCTGGAGGATTTCCAGTTTCAGAGGATCCAGTTGCTTTTTAATTTCCGCACGATCATTAAATTTCTTCTCTGCTTCTTCCGCAGCCCTGATCAGCTCCTCAGCATGCCTGCGTAATTCATCCGGAGTAACGGTCTTTTTAATCACAACGGGTTCCTCTGTTTTTACTGGTATTTCACTATTTACTGCCTGATGTCCAAATTTAGGATGATGTAACGTTGTAGTTCTTCCATCATTCGCAACGACCAGAAGTCCACTGTCGCGGATAATGCCAATGAGTATCTCCTTATCCCTTTTATTCAGTAGACTGTACGCCTGCACTTTCTGTGATATCTGGGTCAGTGTTGCGCCTTCCGGCATTCGTTCAACAAAACGTTTAACCCTGGATAAAACTGGCTGCAGATGGGGTGGTGTAATTCTCATGCTCCACGCCTCCCATCAGTGAACGGTATCGAGCAGCTTTAACAGCTCAGGAAATCGGGATTCGAAGAAATGCGGCTGCGTCTCGCGCGGATTTGCAGGACTGGTGATGTTCTTGCCGAACATGCAGCCTTTCGCGGTCAGCGACCAGAATTTTTTGATGTTGTTAATCGCGGTACGGCTGTATCGTTCGCGTTGTTCAACGATCCCCAGCTTCGCCATCTGGTGATATGCCTGATTAGCCGTCAGGCGGATACCATACTGCTTCAGCAGTGCACTCAGTGACAGCGTGGGGCGGCTTGAGCCATCAGGCGCGTCAGCAGGAGCATCAATGGCATAGCGCGGTGCCAGATTCGGTAAGCCAACAGCCTCCTGGAGTTTCTGACAGGCACCAAGCACTGAAGAGTTAGACAGGTTTAATTCCCGGCGCATAAAGTCCAGCAGAATCACACCAGCCTGCATCTTGTCAGCAGCCTGTCCGGATAATTTATCCGGTGCGCTGGTTACCGTATCGAAAGTACGGATCACCTTCAGATGGAATGACGGACTGATCCACATTGCATAGGCATACACCAGTTCTTTGCAGACATACGTCCCCTGGTTATTTCCGCCACGAATAACGTTAACAGGCTCTATATTGACCGAGTTGCAAATCTGCAACTCGCTTATTAAACGTTCAGTTTGCTCATTGCGGAGCCAGAATGCAGGCTTATGCTTATCCAGAGAACCGGCAGCCCTGTGTAGATCGTTCAGGCTGTAACGCCCATAAGCATCACGACGAACTTCAATACCATCAATGACCATCAGATTATTCATACTTCGTTTCTCCTCTTAATCAGGCGGCTGCACCCGCCGTTTTCTCGTACTTACTGATAGTGATCTCGACCTTCCCTTCCGGGATAACTGGTCCCCACTCCACCAGCATTCTTTTCACCTGGCTGTCGTCTTCCCACACACCCGCGTGGGTCAGGGCGTCAAACAGCGCCTTGTTATAGTTGTCCAGATCGCGGATCCGGTTATCCGGAGTAAACAACACGATCTCCACTGAAGCAGGTGCCGACGTTGGTTTCGGCAGACGACGTAACTGCTCAACTATTGCTGCGCACGCCGCGCTCTGGAATTTTCGCCCCGCCGAGCTTATCAGGCTCTTACCAGCAAACGCCCCTTTGTTGGGGTGTCGCCAGTACGTGTTCACGCTGGGCGGAAAAGGCAGGATCAGCTTCATACTTTCAGGTCCCTCTCATGTAACCAGTGGGTTGCACGCAGCCTTGCGTTTTCCTCACCGGCAAGCAGTGAGCGGATAATCCCGACCGCTTCGCTGTCGTCGTCCTTCACTGCGGTATGAAGCGTGATCCCCCGGGCCACACCACGCTTTATCGTGATGACGCCTTTTTTCTCCAGTGCGCGAAGATGCTCCACCGCTGCATTCACTGAACGGTATCCCAGCATGGTTGCCACCTCCTGATTGGTTGGCGGGAAGCCACGTTCTTTCTGATAAGAAATCAGCATATCCAGCACCTGCTGCTGGCATTGAGTTAACGTCGTCATGCCGCCATCTCCCTGACCAGTTTTTCTGCCTGCTGGCGAACCTGCGCCAGAAAGGCCTCACCACATGCCTCAAGTTCATCGCGCCCGATGTAGCTGATTGCCGGTCCCTTCCAGGTCTTGTCGAAAACAGCAATAGCACCAGCGAAGAAAGCGCCTGTCGGTACCTGCTTCTCGTCTTTCGGGATAAACCAGGCAGGCAGTTCAAAACCAATACGCCCTCGAATAAAAGCAATATGGTCCGCATCTTCCGGCCACCACACTTCGCTGGTGGCAGCTTTGATCAGGAAAACATAGCGCCCCCCCTTATCACGCATGGCACTGGCATGTTTCATGATGTAACGCATGCCGGTGATGTATTGCCCCTCATGCTGACTGGCGCGGCTGTATGGGGGATTACCAAAGGCAGCCCCTTTAAGCTCCGCAAGACGTTCTGACCAGTCATGCGCCAGCGCGTTGTCTTCCGCCGTGTAATACGCAGCACATTTGGCGTTATCACCGTCAGTGAACAGATCCAGAACAAACGGGCCAAACAGGGTGTTAATTCCCCAGAAAATGTTGTCCGGCGTGCGCCACTGATCGCCCACTTCCTTCAGTTCATGGGCTGGTTTGTTCCGCAGTTCCACCAGCGCCTGGCAATATTTATTACTCATTAAGCCCCCACGAAATTCCCTGACAGATACCACTCTTCACCCGATGCAGCGCGCTTGCTGCTTTTCCGTAAGCACCGCTCACGACGTGCCAGAAAATTGTTTCGTTCTGGCTGGGAGTGGCTTTCACGGAATGCCGCCATCCACACCGTTGCAGCACGACGGTATAAGCCCCTGGACTCCAGTTCTTCAGCCTGGCGGGTCAGGCACAAAATCACACGGGGATCGTTAGTGCCGACATAGAAATTGCGCACAGGTCTGGTTTCACGAACTGGTTGTGGTTCCGGATCCTGCGCTCTCTCAGTCAGGCGTGGGAAATGTCTGCGTGTATCTCCTTCACAACGGTGAGCCACACGCCCACTCTGACGTAACTTGCTTGCTGACTGCAGAACGCGCTGCCGTGAGTAACCAGCAAAAGCATCCGCAATGTCTCCGGAAGTACACCCCGGATGGGCTTCAATGAATTTCTGAACGTCATTCAAAAGACTCATGATCACCCCCTGAATCCTGCCGGGATCTGGCTGTAGTCCACATTGTCGTAACTGGCTTTGAAGTACGGGTCTTCGCGTTTTTCGGTGTACGTGCTTACGGACGGCGATAAGCGCAGGGAAAGCTCATCCCATTTTTCCCGCAGCTTCGACGGGCTGAGCACGTTACGGCACCAGAACGGATCGCGGCTGACGCGGCTGTACATCTCGCAGATTTGTTTGTGAGTACGACCATCCTGCACACACATCAGGCGAATTTCGTTTGCCCATGCTGTCCAGTTCGGTTCTTTGGGACGAACCACCTCGCCGTCACATTCGGCGGCCTGCTCGTACAGGGCGATGATTTTTTTCCAGAGCCACTGTGCGCAGGTCAAATCATCCTGCGTTCCCCACTGGCGCTTTTTAGGGCTGAATACAACCGCATCAGGATGGCGAGTTAAAAACTCCTGTTCAGCCGTTTGCGTGTCCGGTTGCGAAGCGTCCGGACGAGAAGAGGTTTTATTCTCTGTAGTAATCTCTGTTGTATTCTCTGTAAGATCATTGGGCCATTTTGACCCGATGACAGCGTGTCGTTTTGAACCAATGGATCGTGTCATTTTGCGCCCATCCATCAGGTCACTTTGACCCGATGGAGAAGTGCATTTTGACCTGATGGATTCGTTCACTTTGACCTCTTCTAAAAGCTCACTTTCATAGTTGATCGTGTAGAAGTTGGTCATGTCACGCTTCGATTTATTGAGTTGCTCGCGACGCAAAACCCCAAGTGATTTCAGGCTTGCAAATGTGCGTTTCAGAGTGGACTCTGACCAGAACGGAAACTGCTCCAGCCACTGTTCTGTCGTGTTATAAACCCAGCGAATTCCGCCATGCTCAGTGCCTGAATTCGTTTCATTCAGCCAGTAATGAAGCTGCTGCAACACAATTGCCTCATTCAGACCAATACGGCATGCAAGATCACGATTTATCACAATGGGCTGGGATGTCATTAACAGGCTCATGACCGACCTCTATTTCCCTGAATTTACGACGAAACTGTTCGAGCGGACTGAAGCATTCATGTTCATAGCCTTCACGGAGGTAGATAACCCGTTGTGTTTCCGGCTCCCAACGAATGACTCTGACGGGCACTCCGTAGTGATCTTTGAACCAGCGGTTAACTTGTCGCAAAGGACTGTCTCCTTCTGCCGGTTGAAATCACCCACAGCCCACTCTGCAAAGCTGTGGGTTACAATTTCCCTGTCACCTGGTACATTCACTGCATAGCAATACTCCACCTTCGCTTTTCCACCCGGCACAGGAAGCGCAATCAGTTGCGAGCGACGGTAGTGTGTTGTTAAACTGTTCATGCGTTAGTTTCTCCACAACCAGAAGCAATCGACGCCACGACGCCCGGAGCTGCACACTCGCGGGCGTTACTCTTTTCCGGCGCACAAAAAACACGAAATAACAGTGTTAAATGCTCCTGCCACTTCGCCATTACTTGGTAGCTGTTCTCTTCGATTTGCTCACGCTCAGCTTGGTCAATAACTCCATCAGCAGTTGCCTTGCGTAAGTACTGGGAATGCTTGCCAATCCATTCTATTGACTCCATCAGCCGCTGATTAATGTCACCATTGTCAATGTCATCAATGACCACCAGCGGCACAAACACCCCATTACTACGACGGGCTATTGCATCCGTTACATGCCTGGTACCACTGGCATCCTGTAAAACCATGGCCCACTCAAGTGGAAAAATTTGATCCCCACCGCTACGCAGTCTGTTATGCAATTGATCTTTTGCTGGGGTGATATCATCAGATTTATACAAACCAAGAATTTCTGCTGCTTCCTCATAGCCATGAGGTAAATCAGCAATCGTTCTTCGTATTGCTGCCACCAGCCATGCTGGTTGCTTATCAACTTTCCATTCAGGTTCTTTACCCACGTTTAAGCCCTCATATCTGTGGTTTCTGTAAATCGATTTATCCATTAGATTTTTCATAAAGCTCAGGTTTAAATGGCAACCGTCCGCAAGTTCTATATGCAGCCTCTGCTGCACGTCCTTTTGGAATTAACTGGCCAGGACGGTTTCGCCACTGATAAACGGCTTCAGTTGTTATGCCGAAAAAAGCAGCAACTTTCTCAATGCTGCCGAAGTAGCTTTCGATATCGTCAGTCGTCATATGCCCTCCAAACTAAGTTTTATTAGATGTTAATTATCAATCTATCTTAGGTCAATAAAAACTAAGATTACTTAGTAATTAAAGAAATGGTGCTCCTATGGAAACGGTTGGTCAGCGTATAAAAGCTCTGAGAAGAGTTACCAGAACGTCCCAGAAAGAATTGGGTAAATTTTGTGGAGTAAGTGACGTTGCTGTGGGGTACTGGGAGAAAGACATCAATGTCCCTGGTGGGGAAGCACTTTCAAAATTAGCGAAGTTCTTCAATACGTCAATAGATTACATTCTTTATGGTGCGGAGTTTGAAGGCAAACTCGTCACAAACATGCGCAGAGTTCCTGTAATCTCGTGGGTTCAGGCTGGGCAGTTTACTGAGTGCAGGACAGCAGAAGTGTTTAGTGAAGTAGACAAGTGGGTAGATACATCATTAAAGATTGGTGATAACTCATTTGCATTGGAGGTTAAAGGCGACTCCATGACTAACCCTAACGGCCTCCCAACAATACCAGAAGGCGCAACAGTGATTGTAGATCCTGATGCAGAACCCCGGCATGGAAAAATAGTCATCGCTAGACTTGATGGAACAAACGAAGCCACAGTAAAAAAATTAGTTATCGATGGCCCTCAAAAGTTTTTAGTGCCATTAAATCCCCGGTACCCCAACATCCCGATCAATGGTAATTGCCTCATCATTGGTGTAGTCAAAGGAGTTCAATACGAACTCTAGCCCCCCCTTTTCTCTAACCAAAACACCGAACTAAGAAAAGTTTGGTGTTTTCTCTTGCCATTAAAACTAAGTTAAGTTAGATTTTATATCAAAGATAACGAACAGGCAGGACGCCCACGAAGTAGCCGCCTGGGGCATATGAAGTCCAGGATGATTCGTTAGTACCAAAAAAGCGCCCTACCGGACGCTTCGCTCTTTAAAAATCAGTAACCCTCACTTTGGGCCTGGATCTGGTGGCCTGGGACGAGGTGGAATATGAAAAGGCTCTATTGGTCGACTCATTATCCAATCCTATTATGTCTCATTTCTTCGGTTTCGGTGGTTTCGGCTTCGGAGGTACATGTCCGTGAACTGGATTATGCTTGTTGGTCATCATTAATATCCGTTAGTTCATTCTCTAGAGGTAGATCTCCCGCACACCAAGCTATAAATTTTTCTTTGGTTGTTAAATCGTACTTAGTTGGAACACCAGCAAAAATACAGGCCCGAATGAAAGCCGCTCGTTCAAGTGATTTCCATGGATTACTATCAGTATCTTGGATTTTTAAATACCTAGCTTGCAACTGATCTTCAGGAAGGGTATCAGACTCAATCAGCAGTCTTTTGTAATGCCTCGCTTGCTCTTTAGACATTCCAGCCTCTTGGCCAAACTGATAGACCAACTGAAGAACCGAAAGTACGGCAACAAACAAACCGAAAATAAATAAATTACTGTACGGGGCGAAAACTGAAAAACCGAGAACGATTAACATCAACGTTATTAATTTATCAATGCGAGTTAACAACGTGTAATTCATCTTCTCCAATACATAAGAGTAGTGAACATAAAATTTATAATCGTCTCTGGTCATATTAGTCTCAGTTTTCCTTGGGTGGTTTTGGAGGAACTGGAGGCTTTTGTCTTAACGGCACATGCCTCTCCTCATACTTATCTACACATAGATCCATATAAATCCTTATCGTTGTTGGGGAGGGTTACATAATAACCAAATCCTTGTTGTTGGGGAATAACCAGGTCCACCTCGCCTGATGTGGCTAAAAGCAGGCACATAACAGCTAAGTATTTTCAACCAGAGAGAATCCTTAGCGTTGTGGTGAATGCGCAGGCTGATGCGCGAAAGACATTGCAGCTATTGCGGAAAAGAGCTGTTCGGCGGGGCAATTAAACGCCCGTGAGAGTCTGAAATAACCGCAAGCCGGAGATCAGCACCGGTCACCACAACAGCCACTGCTTTGGCGGTACCAGTTTGTACACTTGCTTCCGGCTGGTACCGCTCTTTTTACAAAACAGAGAAGAGCATCACCGGACGACGGGCTCATAACCCAATCCATCCGGGCGGCTGCCACCGCAGGTGTTCTTCTCTGTTTTGTGGAGAAACCAACCGACCTTGCAGGGTCGATATGATGAGGAGCAGCAAAATGGCTAGCGAACGCAGTACTGATGTGCAGGCATTTATCGGGGAGCTGGACGGCGGCGTATTTGAAACCAAAATCGGCGCAGTTCTCAGTGAAGTCGCTTCCGGTGTGATGAACACGAAAACCAAAGGTAAGGTCTCGCTCAACCTGGAAATCGAACCGTTTGATGAGAACCGTGTGAAAATCAAACACAAACTCTCATATGTTCGCCCGACTAACCGCGGGAAAATTTCTGAAGAAGACACCACCGAAACGCCGATGTATGTCAATCGCGGTGGTCGCCTGACTATTCTGCAGGAAGACCAGGGACAATTACTGACTCTTGCCGGTGAACCTGACGGAAAACTCCGCGCAGCAGGTCATTAATATCGTTCTTAATTAACTGATTATTTATCTCATCACTGAATATCTTAATATAGTGAGGACTTATTATGTCTCAGAACTTAGACGCAACCGCAATTAATCAAATCCATGCCCTTATTTCTGCTCAGGGTGTTAATGAAATTATCAGTAAGATTGGTGCCGATGCTGTGGCATTGCCTGAGAATTTCCGCATTCATGATCTGGAAAAATTTAATTTAAATCGCTTCCGTTTCCGTGGTGCGCTTTCCACTGCCAGCATCGATGACTTTACCCGTTATTCTAAAGATCTTGCAGATGAAGGCACCCGCTGCTTTATCGATGCTGATAATATGCGTGCCGTCAGTGTGCTTAACCTGGGTACTATTGATGAACCAGGTCACGCAGATAACACCGCCACTCTCAAACTGAAAAAGACAGCACCGTTCTCTGCCCTGTTGTCTGTTAACGGCGAGCGTAACTCCCAGAAATCACTGGCAGAATGGATTGAAGACTGGGCCGACTACCTTGTGGGCTTTGATGCTAATGGTGACGCCATTCAGGCAACAAAAGCGGCTGCGGCAATCCGTAAAATCACGATTGAAGCAAACCAGACCGCTGATTTTGAAGATAATGACTTCAGCGGCAAACGCTCCCTGATGGAATCTGTCGAAGCGAAGACCAAAGACATTATGCCAGTGGCATTTGAATTTAAATGCGTTCCGTTTGAAGGTCTGAAAGAACGTCCGTTTAAATTACGCCTCAGCATTATCACTGGCGATCGTCCTGTACTGGTTCTGCGCATTATTCAGCTGGAAGCGGTGCAGGAAGATATGGCTAACGAATTTCGTGATCTGCTTGTTGAGAAATTCAAAGACAGCAAAGTAGAAACCTTTATTGGTACTTTCACCGCCTGATTTCATTACTGCAAATGCCCCTGCGGGGGCATTTATGGAAACGTAATTAACTCAATAATCACCGGATGGTGAGGGCTTCCTTTTACCCAAATTCAGCGCGGTGCAGCGCATATACGTGGAGAACAAAATGTCATTTATTAAAACTTTTTCCGGGAAGCATTTTTATTATGACAAGATAAATAAAGATGACATCGTTATTAACGATATCGCGGTTTCCCTTTCAAATATCTGTCGCTTTGCCGGTCATCTTTCTCACTTCTACAGCGTCGCCCAACATGCGGTGCTTTGCAGCCAGCTGGTGCCGCAGGAATTTGCTTTTGAAGCGTTAATGCATGATGCAACAGAAGCGTATTGCCAGGACATCCCAGCTCCACTGAAACGCCTTCTTCCTGACTATAAACGGATGGAAGAAAAAATAGACGCCGTAATCCGTGAGAAATACGGGTTACCTCCTGTTATGAGCACGCCAGTGAAATATGCCGATCTCATTATGCTGGCAACCGAACGTCGCGATCTCGGGCTTGATGATGGCTCTTTCTGGCCTGTACTGGAAGGTATCCCGGCGACAGAGATGTTCAAAGTTATTCCACTGTCACCAGGCCATGCCTACGGGATGTTTATGGAACGTTTTAACGAGTTATCGGAGTTACGCAAATGCGCATGAATGTTTTCGAAATGGAAGGGTTTCTTCGCGGGAAATGTGTACCACGAGATCTGAAAGTGAATGAAACAAATGCTGAGTACCTGGTACGTAAATTCGATGCGCTTGAAGCTAAATGTGCGGCACTGGAAAACAAAATAATACCAGTGTCAGCTGAACTGCCGCCAGCAAATGAAAGTGTTCTGTTATTTGATGCTAACGGAGAAGGCTGGCTAATTGGCTGGCGTTCTCTCTGGTACACCTGGGGACAAAAAGAAACCGGAGAATGGCTGTGGACATTTCAGGTCGGGGACCTTGAAAACGTCAATATCACTCACTGGGCAGTAATGCCGAAAGCACCGAAGAATAAAAAATGAGCGTGATAAAAACTCATACAGGAATTGTTATCACCCGAGACGGTCCGCAGGTAAAAAAACTGCACCAGACAAAGCGGATGTGGGTCGTCGGAAAAAACGAGTTTTACCACAAAGAAACCGGACGCCGCCACTTTGCAGAAAATACTCGCCGCCGACTGCTGATCGATACCATCAAGCCTATCGAGGTGAAGCATGTTTAAACAGAACGAAAAATCTATCGCTCAAATTGCTGAGTATATCCCGCGTGCGTGCCGGGATATGCAGTTGCAGGAAGCCAAAGCACGCCTGGAGAAAAAAATTGCGCTCTATATCGATGACGGCTGTGATGCCGCCGTTCTTAACGCGGCGTTCGCGCCAGCTCTTAACAGTCATACGCGAAAGTCTTTTTTTTCGTGCATCGCAGCGCAGATCCGTAAAGGAGGCAACCAGTGAGCAACATTAACTATCAGGTACTGCGTGAAAAGGCAGAGAAAGCAACTAAAGGAAGCTACATCGTAGGGCATACATCTGTTAACCAACACGGCAATTTAACAGGAGTTTTTGTTTGTCAAAAATGGAAAGGAGAACCCGGTGGCGTAATTGCAGAATGTCACGTTAACTGCCTGGTTGAAACAGATGCTCAGGCTTATGCAAACGCTGAATTCATAGCAGAGGCTAACCCGGCTACCGTGCTGGCACTGCTGGATGAACAGGAAAGAAACCAGCAATACATCAAACGCCGCGACCAGGAGAACGAGGATATTGCGCTAACGGTAGGGAAGCTGCGCGTTGAGCTTGAGGAGACAAAATCAAAACTCAACGAGCAGCGCGAGTATTACGAGGGAGTTATCTCTGATGGGTGCAAGCGTATTGCTGAACTGGAAGCGCGGGAAGTTCAATTACCGACTCGCTACGACCTTCGATATGGACACCCGATAAATGCAGATGAGCGACATGTCATGATACCTAAAGAAAATGGCAGTTGGCTTTACCTGATTGACCTAGAACACGCATTACGCGTCGCTGGCATTCGCATCAAAGGAGAGTGAGATGGACGGACAAATATCAATTGTTCGACCGGGAGCATGTGACGATCGCGAGATACGAATGATTATTCGTCTGGCGAGGGGGAAAACAATAACTGCTCTCATTACTCCAGAAAATCTCGCATTATCATTAACAGGAAAGTCAGACCTGCCAGTAGAGCTAAAGCTGCGAAATGTTGAGATTAAGGTGAAATAGCTATGACCACTATTACCAAAGAACGTATCGAATTATTCATTAAAAATCCGCTTGATAACGGACTTACCCGTGGCGAACAAATGGAACTGGCACGAATTGCTCTGGCATCGCTGGAAGCAGAGCCGATAGGTTTCCGTTGCAGGCGCAATGATAACCTTGGTGATTGGAGTTACGTATATCATCGAGAGCCAGATGATTTTGAGCGCAAACATTTAGTGATAGAGGGCATTTACGCCGCCCCTCCAGCACCGGTAGTGCCTGAAGAAGCAACTCCGGAAAACGTAGAAATGCTCTCTGGCTATGTTTCAACGTACAAATTAACCGATAGCGAGCGCGATATTGCTGCCGAAATATGGAACGCCTGCCGCGCCGCCATGCTTCAGTCCGGAAACTTTCGGGAAAACAAGAATTCGTCAACCAATAATTTTCGGGAAATCGCGGAAACGTCAACCAACTATCCGGCAATTCCTAGTGAGGTGTTGTCCGCAATCCTGAAGGTTGCCAGGATTCGTGCCGATTTCGATGATTTTGACGGTGACAGGCGAGGTATCGGTGATTGTCTGGATGAGGCTGAGCAAGAGCTTATCGTTACCATTAACAAATATGCCAGTCAGTTGGCAGCAGAACCTATAGCGCCTAATGACGTTCGAGAGCAGACAGCCATTCCACAAGTTCCGGTAACTCCGGATGGTTGGATAAGCTGTAGTGAGCGAATGCCAGAAATGGGAGAGCGACAATGCTATGTGTTAGCTGCTGACTTTAAAAACAACTACCCACCAAGCATCCCCAACACTCAGGTCGGCGTATATGGCGACTGGTTTAATGATGGCAAGCCCACTTGGGATGACGGTGGTGGCGAAGACCTGTATCTCAAGGAGGTAACCCACTGGATGCCGCTGCCAGAACCGCCGCAGGAGGTGAATCAATGAGCTGGCGTGATGCAATCGTAACTCTGGGGGTGGTATTCGCAGCAGCGTTTGTTGTGTTCTCGATTTGTCGATGGGGATAACCACATGTTCGCTTTGATTCAACGCAGTCAGATATACACGGACAGAGCCGGATACCCCGTGGTGATTACTCGCATCACTGAGCACTCAGTGTTCTTTCGACGGATGGACGGACGATCCGGGCGGGTACGCATTGGTGAGTTAAACTGCCTGTTCGAACATATTGACCACCAGGAGTACCGCAAAATTCTGGCAGAAACAGAGCAGGAAGCTCATCTGAAAAAATTACGGGCCATGAAAAGGAAGTAAAGAATGAATAAAGCATTTGAACGATGGGGCCACCAGCGTTACGGCAATCGCTATGACCTGACACGAGATGTTGACGGTTTCTACTGTCGTGAAATTGTGAAACGAATGTTTGAAGTGTGGTGCCACTGCCGTGGGCTGAGTGTTGTGTGAGGTAATGCATGGGCAATGTGATTCAACTGGCTCCCAATGAATGGGTTTGTGAAAGCGTTCTAATCGCAATTACCGGGCTCAAACCAGGCACAATTCTTCGGGCCCGGAAAGAATGCTGGATGGTTGGAAGAGAGTATATTCACGTATCACCAGACGGTAATCCAAAGCCTTCCAGTGAATGTATGTATAACAGAAAAGCAATAGATGCCTGGGTCGCTTCAATGAAAAACAAACAACCTGGGTGATTTAATGCCATGAAGTATGTAAGCTCGTATCGCTCTTGGGCGTCTGGAGGTATCAATGGATAAAGTCAAATATCCAACAGGCGTCGAAAACCACGGCGGCACATTACGCATCTGGTTTAATTTTAAAGGTAAACGTGTCAGGGAAAATCTTGGTGTCCCTGACACTGCCAAGAACAGGAAGATCGCCGGGGAACTGCGGACATCGGTATGTTTTGCCATCCGCACAGGAAGCTTTGATTATGCCGCACAGTTCCCTGACTCCCCCAACCTTCAGGCTTTTGGGGTAAGTAAAAAAGAAATTACGGTGAAGGAACTTGAAGAAAAGTGGCTGGATCTGAAACGAATGGAAATCTCTGCAAATGCATTCAATCGCTATGAATCCGTTGCAAGAACGATGGTTCCGAAAATTGGAGGCAGCAGACTGGTGTCATCGGTAACCAAAGAGGAATTGCTGTATATCAGGAAAGATTTACTGACCGGGTATCAGAATTCAACGAAAAACAAAGCAGCAGCAAAAGGACGGAGCGTCGTTACTGTAAATTATTACATGACAACTATCGCTGGAATGTTTCAGTTTGCTGCAGATCACGGTTACTTAGAAGCAAATCCCTTCCAGGGAATTAAGCCTCTTAAAAGAGCCAGGGCAGAGCCAGATCCGCTAACTCGTGACGAATTTATTCGCCTGATAGATGCTTGCCGACATCAGCAGACGAAAAACCTGTGGTCATTGGCTGTGTACACAGGAATGCGTCACGGTGAACTGGTCTCCCTGGCCTGGGAAGATATCGATCTGAAAGCAGGAACTATTACTATCAGGCGCAATTATACGAAACTCAGTGAGTTCACTCTACCTAAAACTGAAGCAAGTACAAACAGGGTTGTGCATCTTATCCAGCCCGCTATCAGTGTCCTGAAAAATCAGGCTGAAATGACAAGACTGGGTAAGCAGCACCACATCAAGGTTCAACTACGTGAATATGGGCGCTCAGTGAATCATGAATGTACTTTCGTATTTAACCCCCAGGTGGTTAGAAAAAGCAAACAGGTCGGTTTTATCTACAAGGTAGATTCTATTGGCGACTCATGGGAAACAGCCGTTAAGCGTGCGGGCATCAGGCACCGGAAAGCATACCAGTCACGACACACTTATGCGTGCTGGTCATTATCTGCCGGAGCAAACCCAAGCTTCATTGCCAGCCAGATGGGCCATGCAAGTGCCCAGATGGTATTCAATGTATACGGAGCATGGATGACTGACAGTAATGCAGAACAGATCGCAATGCTGAATCAGAAGCTGGCAGATTATGTCCCAATGATGTCCCATGGTCACCAAAGTGACACAAGAGACTTATTAAAATCAGTAGGTTAG